TTTTCAACTTAGTTAAACTTCCATTTAAGTTACTTGCGGAAGGTTATTTGCACAGTTTGGCTTCGTCCCTATTACACACCCTCTGACGCTTCTGACGTAGCGAAACCGCAAGCGTCCTTTAAGTCATTCTTCGTAAATGATTTCAAGCCCGTATGCGACAGCCGCATCATGTTCGATCTTGCATCCTCTGGCGTTTTCCCAGCCTTTGCAAAAGTACGCCGCATGGCATAGTGACATGTTCTCAAGAGATTTTGCAAGGAAACACAGCTGAATTTGAACAACACCGCGCTCTTTCATCTTTTCGTTGGAATACCATTCATCCGTGAACAGAGTGTTCACAATCTCATAGCCCTTCGTTTCAAGCACTTTTATGGCTCGTTCTCTGGTTGCTACGATTTCTTCATCTGTCTTTCCAGCCATTGGCTGAGATAGCATTGCTTTCATATTTTATTCTCCCTTAAGTCAGTTTGATAAGGTTCAGCCCGTAACGGCATCTGAATCTCTCTAACTCATCATCACGAAGAATGATGAAATATAGATTCCCGTTTTGCACATAAGAATACTTGTGTTCTTCCATAATCAAGTCCTTTCCTTTATTGCATCACAATTTTCTGCACAAAATCCATAATCTGTCGATATATGACCCTTTAACTTACTTGTCAACCTCTCCGTTCACTATGTTCACAATTCGTGCATAAAGGGTTAAGAGGTCGTTAGCATCAAGGTTTGCTTCGAGTAGCATACTCTCAATTTTGTCGAGAATAATTTCCGCTTTTTCTTGTGTCATGCGTTTTCATCCTTTGTTCCCTTTACAGTGTTTTCATCCACGCTTCTATCATGGGCGAAATATATTCATACCCTTTTTCTGTCAGGTGTTGCCCATCTGTGTACATATACCCTCCGCTAATATTTTCGTCCTTAGTTTTCGTGCGGTCATAGCACGCCGGGTTGTTCGGATTAAGATAGCACTCATCCCAAAGGTTGATATATGGGATGCCCCACTTATTACAGATTTCTATTGCGCGTTCAAAATATGCTCTACGGTTTGTGTGGTCTTTATCAAACCCTGTTGTAGAATACCCCATTTTTTGAGCTACAATATATCCGATTGATTTCCCTTTCCAATAGCTTGTTGCTTTGGAGAAAATGGTTTCCAATGCTCCGGTAAATGTTGTAGCATCAAACGGCCCAGTAAAATCCATGCTTGTATATGTGCCTAAAATGGTTTGGTCTGCGATAGCATTGCCGATCAAATCAGCGTCGTTCGTACCGCCCTCAAAAATGACATAATCCGCATTGGGATATTGAGCGTACATCGTGTCAACAGTGTCAACAACAGAATGATGCCCACTGACAGATGGATTTGTTGCGGAAGTAATCACACCACCGGAAATTCCGAAGTTATGCCAATTCATGGCGTTTGCTTCGCCTACATATCCAGCCCAACCATTGGTTTCTTTTGGCGTCGTTCCGTTTATTGTTCCCTTGCAAATGCTGTCACCATCAAAGACGGCTGTTTTCCCTATCAATCCGCTTAACCCGTTGACTTGTTCAGTCATTTTACTACTAAGAGGAACGTCGTTGTTCATTTCCGCATACGGTTCAAAGTACGCTTCATAATCAGGGAAATCGTCAATTGTCGAACCATTGACCGCCATAAAGTTGCCAGAATAAATAGCCGTCGATGAACCATTTATCGCACCAATGTTGAATGAAACGTAGCTGTCTTCTTGCAAAGTGAATTGCAAAATAGGTCTATTGTTATACACACCTGCTTGAGTTTTATTGCCGACAAGTGTTCCAACAATAAATGAACTCGCAGTTCCGTTTTGGTCACATATAAATGCTTTGCCGCCCTCACTTCCCATAGCAGGCACTGTAGACGTAAACAGGTAACTCCCATTTTTGAGCAAAATAGGCGGCGTATGCCCATAAGTTGTGTTTTCGACCACGGTCAAGTTTGACCTATAACCTTCAAGCGGAACGCCTTTATATAAGTTTTTGCTTTTTACAACGCTTATAAAGGCATTAACCTTTTCATCGGTGTTATTAAGATTTTCTGTCAGGTTATCAACATCAACGTCCAATTCGTTCGTCGCTTGCTCCAAATCTGAAATACGTTTGGTTAATCCTTTTTCAGAAATGTTCTGGCAAGCAACAATAATCGTGCCTTCTGTCAGGTTCGTCGCATAAATGCCGACACCAACAATATTTTTGGTGAGTGTTACCGTTTTGTCTATGCCGACAGTTCCGTTACCAACGGCAACGCCAGTATTGGAATTATCTTCATAATAAACATAGGCCGTATATACTGTCTGTGTAAATGCTGTGCCAGTTATATTTATTTTGATTTCATCACCGCTCTCAGCGCTGAATAGAGTCTTAGAATCATTCGCACCGATATAGCTTGCCGTGTTATTGATCGTTCTCCTTTCCGACTGTGGCACACCGACATACTCGCTTAAAGCGTCCTTTAACTGAGTTAATTCGTTATTTATATCATCTACAGCTTCAACCAACTCACTGTAATCTTCTGATCCACCGCCAAGACCATCACTTACAGTAGTCTCTTCCCACACATCAGCATCAAAATCATCACTACCAGTAACAATAGCAGTACCATTAGCCCGATAAAGTTTACCACCATATGTCACATAATCCCCCTTATGATACACCCCCTCGCTCAAGGCAGGTGCAACCATAAGGTCACCGTTTTTAACCATTTCAGCAAGCAAGCCATAGTTAAAAATAGCCATAATCTCACTCCTTCCTACTTAATTTCTAAAGAACTCACTAGGCGTAACATCACAAGCATCAAAGATAACAACCGTATTAGCCGCTAAAGAATCACTTAACTGCTGTAAGATAACACCACCACTTGCACCAATTCTGAAATGCTCTGTTCTAGCACCAATACGGCAAGTGCCATAAGTGTTATGCTGAGGATAGAAATTCACATTACCAACATCCACATTATCACCTGCATCATAGCTACGATTTACTCTCACACTGAAACTGGACAGTCTAATACTTCCGTCTGGTGTGGCAGTAATATAACCATCATCAATTTTAGTAACATCACTATTATAAATCATAATAATAGCCGGGTCAGAGGGGTCATAACCTGTAAGTCTTACATCACCATCATCAGAAGAAACGCACAAGTCAAATACAATGGATGTGTTACCACTGGATGCTTTAGCACATAATCTCCAACACCCACCATCGTTAGGCGGTGAAAAGACAAAATCAAAGTCAGCTTTATCATTAACTCTGCAAATATGGATAGTACCCGCATCCTCATTATACCTGTTAATATAGTAGAAATCAAGATAGCCATTTGTTGCGGTACTGCCATGGAAACCGCTTATCCTGCACTTTGAGCCAGTGCTAATAGCTTGAAATTCACACACTCTAACATCTGTAAATGTGGTTATTCTTCCCTTTCTGAAGGTAACAGGTACGTTTCCGATCATATCACTTGCAGTAGCATAATTATTGTACGCCCAATTCAAAGGCATAAATGCTCTGAAAGGTCTGGTGAATCGTCCTGCATTACACTTGCCAGTACAGTAATTACCGTTCAGTATTGCACGACAAATGAAGTCACCAAGGCTGTTACTTTCATGTAGGTAATAACCATTAGAACTTCTAGTAAGTTTTGAAGTGTAATTGTTTTCATTAACGTTTGCAATCTTGCAAAGATTGAAATACTTAACATTGTTCTGTTCACAAACGTCAATACCTGCATCAACATATGACTGCATATCGCAACCAAAATTGTTGATAAATCCGTTGCTCTGTAACGTAGGAATGTAAACAGTCCAAGGAAACACGAAAACAGGTTCACTTCCTGCACTTGTAATAATGTCAATCGCACTTTTTACAGCATTTTTGAACCTGTATTTAGCAATTCCAGACCAGTCATTTATGCCATAGCACACAAAAACATAATCAAAATCGCTAAGGTCAGTAGCTTGCTGAATAAGCGGTAAACCCTGTGTAGTAAGCGTGTTACCACTTACGCCACGGATATCAACACTTTCACATACCCCACTGTCACGCATTTTAGTGGCATAAGTTTCTGAAACAACAAGCGTACTATCGCCGTACATACAGACTTTCTTATTCTGTAGCCATGAAGCATTTACCCAAGACCTAGCAATTTCATCCATAACAGGTCTTGAAATGCCATTAACACTAATCCTCTTAACCGGGTCATTGACGATCTGTTCATCACTTACATCATCCACAAGTACAAGAGTAAGCGTATCGGTATTTTCATCATAAGTAGCTTCAGCCACAAGTTCCGGGATAGCTTCTTTAATAAAATCAATTAAACCAGTGTCAATTTCATCACCCATCTCTTCAATAGCTTTCTGCAATTTGCAAATAGCTTCATAGTAAGACAGGGCATCATCATACACTTCTGGGAGAACAGGATTGCACCTAAATCTCCAGAGTCTTTTTCCTTTATCGCAACTCATAAGACACTTCCTTTCTCATCTTCTTAAATAACCTTGTCATTTTGTTACAGTATTCATTGTAATAGTTCCTGTCAAGTATAGCCAGAGTTGACAGATTGTAGTTAAAATCCCGGAACGTAATACCTATCTCACTGGCACGTTTCAGTTCATCATCTACACCCTTCACCAATTCCTCAACAAACAGTTCAGTAGCAACATCATGGTTAGCATTAAGTTCAGTACAATAGTTTGAGTATATTTCTTTCGTCTGCGTTTCCCAAGTTATCCACGTTTCAATGAAATATCTGATAACATCGCTTTTATCATATTCATTCACGCTTGCCCTGTCAAGGTCAGCAAACTCTGTAGGAATATAACTCTTGCTTGAAACTTTACCTACTTTAACCATTTTCCCAAGGTGTTCAACAGCATATCGGTTCACACAAACCATTTCATAGTTTTCATCTGTGTACTGATATTCCTGCGTTTTTGAAAGACCAGTGAACCCCAAATATTTCATCAAATCAGTGAAATTACTGTGCATCATTGTAGCTTTAATAAGTCTTTCGGATATTTTAGTAAGTATTTCAATACTGTTCATAATATACCTCTATACCCTTACACCGCCCACATATTACCGTCTGTCATATCTGTCATATCTTCTTCTCATGCGTTCCATTTCCCGATTATATTCTTCGGGATGATCTTCACGCATCCTGTTCATGTGTTCACGGTATTCATCCTCAATTTCATAAGGGTTCATCTGCCGTGTAATTCTAGCCACTTCTCCATCACTATCACTTTTACTGTTCATTCTGTAACCGATAGCATTACCCCTGTTTTCCATCAGATGATCTCTTACAGTATACAGCATAGCCAGTTTCTCAATTACAGAATAGCTAGTGCTATCACCGTTTTCAAGTTCTTCGATTTCTCTGTCAATCTTGTTAATACTAATCATACCGAACCCCCTATTAGCAAATTCGTGTTACAAGATTGCTGATATTAGCAAACGTAACGTCACCAGTTACATCACCAACACTGTAAATACCTACCTGCAAAAGAGTAGGTGAACTGTAGCAACACTGATTGTTTCCTCTTGCAACAGTTACCAAATCCTCAAAACTAAGACTTTCATAACTGTCAGCAACACCAGTAAAACGTGCCATAGCTTCGGGAACTGCAACTCCATTTACATAAAGCTGAACGATATAATCTCCTGCAACAGCAGGTGAAACTGAAGCATTTACATGACTATCATAAACACCCTGTCTGTTAATCTGAATTGTTCCGGGTGCTGAAAGAATACTGTCACAGCCTTTGTCCTTCCCTATGTTGTTAAAAGGAATGAAAGCAACGCCGTCAGCAGGAACATTTACAGTGATGTTATTACTATAAACCTGTAGCATATTTGTACCTTCCTTTCATATGAAATAAGGGGAAGGTTTTGCACCTTACCCCTAATTGATTTAAGGTGCGCTGTACACACTCATGTATATAAAGAAATCCCCACCTGTTAATCAGCATCCGCAACCGCCGCAAAACGGTGACTGTCCTGCATTGTAAGTAAAGCCGTTCGGATAGCGTACAACACCCTGCATAGCGTTCTGCAACTCAAGCTGATTGATGCGGTTCTGCATATCCTGTTCCCTGCTGTCACGGAACGCGTCCAGAATTTTCTGGGCATTAGCTGTGCTAGTTGCATTGATACTTGCTGTATTCATAGCACCATTGTAGTTTACACTGTCAATAGCACGGAGAATATTACAGCAACACTCCTGTGTGTTAGAAGCAAGGTTAGCCAGACCTGTTTCTACATTTCCAAACTCCCGGATAGTAGAAGCATTTCCGTCCTTAATAGCTGTGATAGTATCATAGGTATCACGCTGAATAGCGCTCATCAAATCTCTGTTTCCATCCAGAAGGCTATTAAAATTAAAGCCTGCCTGCACAAAGTCCTGCGTTGCATACTGTGGCTGATAGCCATTATTTCCCCAGCCAAAACCGCCACCAAAACCGCCCACAAGGGCAAGCAAAGCAATAAGACCAAGTGCATCACCACCAAATCCACCAAAGCCACTGTTTGCACCAATCATATAGGGAAGCGCATTGTTACCAAAACCGCCAGACCCCATCAGTGCAACAGCATCAGTCCCGGAAAGACCATTTCCATTACCATCCATAGTATTTATACTCCTTTCTATTTAATATTATGGAACAATAGTAAGTTCACAACTACACAAATCCAGATGTATAAAGCATACGCATTTCTCCCGGATGATTTATCCACAGTACCGTAAAAGGTTAGTTTCTCAAAGCTGTTAAGATTTTATCTGGGTCAATCCCTCTGTTTTTAGCTTCATCTTGAAAAGCCTGCATGAAATTTGTTCCGTATTTCTGCACATAAGGTCTTAACTTAGGATTGCTTGCTATAATGTTCTGAGCCATAGCATTGAAAGCATCCCGGTTATTAGCATTAGACAGCTTATACAGTGCTTGCTTCAACTGCGTGATGTTGTTCACCGCATTATTCGTTGTGTTCTGCTCTAGCTGCTGTAGCATCGGATTGACTGCATTTGACATTAGCAATTTCCTCTCTTAATGACTGTATTTCTGCAAGTAAATCGTTCACATCTAACTGCTTAGGCGGTGTATATGGTGTTATAGTGTAGGGTGCAACTGTTTTGTTCCCAAAGTTGTCGGTCTGAACCAACCATACTAAAGGTGCTGTTTTATCCAGTAAAATTGTTTCACTGTTTGGTAACATCTGGAAATTATCTACACCTTCTTTTCCATTTACACGTTCGATGTGATACCTCTGAACTGAGCCATTTGGATTGTATGAACCCATAGCAAACGGATTGTTAAAACCATTGTATGTTGGCATAGTGTACTCCTTTCATCCTGTTTCCTATGTCATTATAGCATATTTTCAGAAAATAGTCAATTACCACAAATTGAAGAACAAATCTGACAAATCGTTTATAATCATCATGTCAATGTTCATAAAGGTTTCACGATATTCTTTCAACAGTTTTGCATAGGAAACGCCCGGTGCTTTACCATAAACATGGTGCAGATATTCCTCTGTTGTGTTTATGTTATGTTTCTGGCTTGTCTTTCCATTATTGGTTTCATGCAGGTCACTGTCACCTGTTGATCCTGCTAAATTTTCGATTTCTCTTTCAGTGTCAAGTGTTCTCGTGTTAGTATCAGTACCGTCATTCTTAACAGTACCAGTGTTTGTAGTTGTTACGATCTTTCCAAATGTTGTCGTACTGCTGTTCGTACTGCCTGTTCCATCGTCAATTATTTTTCTTGCAGATGTTAAATATTTTTCGTTATCTACATTGTCAAGTGTACCCTGTGGTGTGTCAGAATAAATATCCCACCTTGTATTTTTAGGTACGTTAGAACCGCTTTCACTCTGTGTTCCGCTATCTCTTGCAGTAGCTGTAGTATTGTCGGTTCTGGTGCTTTCATTTTCACCAACATCCTCTATAGTACCCTTGTCGTTGATAGTAGTTGTATAATTGGATGCAGTATTTGTGTCTACCTGTTCTCTCCTGCTGTTTTCAGAAGTACCATCAGATGTACCGTTTTCGTTTCCTTTTTTCTCATGTGTAGTGGTAAGGTCTACATCATAAAAAGGATTGAAATCATAAAGTTCTGTAGCGTACAACTTGTTATAATACGGCATGATTTCATTCATACGCATATAAAGGAAATGTTTCCACAAACCAACTGTTTCAAGACCAATCTCCCTAGTGTAGTAATGACGCAGAATTTTCTTTTCAAGAACAGTTCTATAGTTTTCGTCAAATATAGGAAAGTCAAAGTCAAACACCTTTTTAACACTTTTGTTCAAAATAGTGTCAATGGATGTATACCCTTCGCTTTCAGTAAGACCTGCACTTACTTCACAGATATAGCGAACTTCTGTTGTGTACTTACTCATGTGAAATAGCCTCCTTTATCGGTGATCTTGTTCTAAGGTCAAGTACCATCGGGTCAAGTTCACCATCTTCTGTTTCATTTTCGATCATATATTCGTCATCAGTCTGACGGAAATCCTCACGAAAGTCTACATCAAGTTCAAGTCCAAACATTTCATTTATCTTTTCGCACGCTTCGCGCCTTGACTCAAGTCTGGAATACCTGCTTGCGATAGTACCACCCTGTGATCTAATTGCTTCATCAGAGATAAGACGTTCTTTTTTCTGAATGTTCAAGTTAGATATTCCAAGATATGTCAGTGCTTCATTCCAAACCTGTGTTTTAAGCTGATACAGTTTGTCAGCAACATAAGGTGCATCAGTTTTGAGAACTTTAAGTCCGTTAAGGTCAAGGTTTTTGTCACCATGAATAACAGGTGCGTTCCCGGAATATTCTTTATACAGGTTCAAAAGAGTAAGTCTCTGTTGTTCAGAACCCTGTAACAGGATGGGAGTTTTCTGCGCTTCTGCATTGATTTCAACTGCACGATCAAGTTTGTACAATCTTTCAGCAAACATACGCACCATTGTGATGCTGTTTGTATGAAGCATATTGTTATAAATAATAACGCTGTTGTCCTCTGTAAGTTCTTTCTGATAACCGTTTACTGCATATGCCCTTCTGCCAAGCGGTATCTCATATACACTCCAAGGTGCAGTAGCCATGACTTTCAAACAAAGGTAACCTATTACATCATCTTTGAAGAAAACTGTCATGCCATCAGTGAACAGGGCAAGTTCCAGATACCTTGCATCAACTGTGTCGGGAAGGTTTTCCCAATCAAACATAGCTATTGAAAGTTCTGTAAGCCTTTCCACATACTGTAAGTATGCCACTTTATTCTTAAAAGCACTTTCACCAAATTCTGTATTTCTTCTTTTCCTCATGTATCTCTCCTTTTATGCAGGTGAATTGTTCAATTCATTGTACTGTCCAATCTGGTCATGTCTTTTCCAGAAACGTATTCCTCTGTCAAAAAGCTGTGCGATAAAGGCAAGGTCATCAGCAGGTACAGAACCGCTTATATTACACCCGATAGTTTTAACATATGTATAGTACGGTCTGTTGTTCATGCTAGGCTGAAGAACTTGATTTACTTTATAACCAAACATCGTAAAGAAGTTGTCAATCATAATAGCATAATTGTGCGTTATGACTTTCTTCATAAAGTAAAAATCTTTTTTCTGCATATTAGAACCAGCAGAACCTGCACTACCGCCAAATAGAGCAGATGTTCCCTGTGAACCATTTATCTGCATTGGTTTTCTAGCGTAGTCAGCTAAACCTGCCATAGTATTAGCTATCCCAAGAAGCGGTGAATTTCCCATATTGAATGAAGCAGACTGACTGCCACTGTTTGAAAATGTGTTTACTATATCACCACTTCTAAGCATCCTTGTTGCTTCTTCACTGGCTGTTCTACTTCCCATGCTAAGACCACCAATAGAACCACCTAAATTATTGAAGCTACTTGCGGATGAACCAAGGTCACCGCCTGCTGTCACAAATCCGGCACTCGCAACTAATGACACTGTACTAAGAGCAGAGGATACTACACTGGCAGTTAGTGATGATTTATTTTGTGCAAGATACGCTTCAAATGGATTAGTAGCATAGGCACACATTGGAAAGTCTACCATAGCCATTTTTTCTGTAACATTTGCCTGTACATTTTTATAGTTGAAAGGCGCACATAATATTTCAGACTGTAAACCAGTAACACCCTTAAAAGCAAACTGAGCAGAATTACCACTGAAAAATTCGTACCTAAATTCGGCATAATTACCTTCCAAATTTGTTACACCAAGTGAGATGTATGGAAAGGTGTACATTTTATTATTCTTAGGCACATAGCCATCTATAGAGTCACCAACAGCAGGTTTTGGGAAAGTTTGTGATCTTTCAACAGGCGGTTCATTCTTATCAGTTATAAAGGTTCTAGGTACAATAGAGATACCTACTATTCCATCTGATTTACCTGCTGTGGTAGCCGCTGAAATCCACCCGTTTAATGTGCTAACATCTTGTGTATAATTGTAGAATATACCGCTGTAAATTCCGCCATATTCTCCGCTGTCAAAATTTGAAACCTGTGCGCTAGGGTTTGTCGGGTCAAATGTACTGGCAAAACAGTACCAGAAACCATTTGAGCCAATAAAACCAGACGCCGTTATACTTTCATATTTGTAATCACCAACAGGTATTCCTTCATCCGCTATATTGTCACCTATACCGTCATTAGATGTGTGCATACGTTCCACAAAACATTCACCCAAAGAAAAAGCACCCATCCATGTCATTAGAGGGTCAATTTCAAAGTTTACCTGTGTACATTCGTTGTTTATGTATTCTACATTTTTAACAAAGGCATAAAACCATTTATTTTCAAAATTTGTGTTCTTGTATCTAAGATATGATGCAGGTAATAATGTAGTTATTGATACCCCGACACGAATATAACCACGCTGTTGTCTTGTGTATGACATAGCTTCTGTTCTCACGATTTTAGGTAACTGTGAGAAGTAACTGTCTTTATCAGCAGTTGTACCAAAATACAGTGTATCATCATATTTGTCATTCAGACCTAAATCACCAAAAAATTCAACAACTGAATTAGGTGCAATATATGCCAATTATATCACTTCCTTTTTATAAGAAAAGGGGACACATTACGCATCCCCTTATGTCAAATTGGTATTTTTACTATTAGTTACGCAATCGTGATAGTGCAGTCATCCTCTACACTCTCATCAAAGGTCGATCTTGCGGTGATAACAACACTTCCTGTTGCATCCTCTTTGATGTGAACAGTGCCGTGAATATCTACCGTAGCCTTTGTTTCATCAGAGGATTCCCATGTAACAGTTTTCGGTGCAAAGTTAGCGGTTTCAACCTCAACACCAAGCTGTACACTCTGTCCTGCACTTGCTGTAACAGCACTCGGAGTAATTCTTACAGTAGTTATGGAAGGAATACCGGGCACGAAAACTGCGCTGTTAGCAAAAGGAGAAACGCTAAGAGTTTTCCAAACATGAAGCCAGTAGTTCCAGTAAAGACCTTGAGCATTGTACTGATCTGTGAACTCAAGCAGGTTGTCCAAAATCATAAACCAGTTCTTATCAACCAGTACAGCAGGAATAGCGTTAAGTGCTTCCTTTTCTGCATCAGTAAGTGCTACATAGGTGTCATCATCTTTGAACAGCAGTTCAAGTCTGGCATTGTCAAGTTTTCCGAACCCATCAACCAGTACACGGTGACCTGCAAATTGTGCCTTATCCATGTTGAACGCAGATGCAAGCACTTCCACATTCATAATGGCATCAAATGCACTATTTACAATCACATACTGATCTTCCTTTTCGGTGAAGTTATGAACACCTGCGATGTTGTTATCTTCTGACATAAAAGTGAAGTCATTAGACGCACTCTTAATATCAGCAACAATAGCAGTCATGTTTGTAGCACTTACTGTGGGAATAGAGACAGGTTTCAGTCTGCCGTTAAGGATATTAACAGCCATCAGATACTTCATAACAAGGAACTCATCAAAGTTAGAACCTGCGTACAGGGAATTGATGATCTTAGAGATAAGGTCAGTCACACCATCCCATGTAAGGAAAGCCTGTCTAAGCTGTTCTCTCTGAACAGTTGTCTTGTAGAATTTCTGATAGTTAAGGATATGGAAAGCTGCTCGTACATCTGGCTTTTCACGTTTGAATACTTCATTTTCAGCAACAGCCGGGTCATATTCAAACGGTTTTGCAAGTTCGACAAAAACCTCTTCGATGGTTTCACCAAACTCAAGCATACCGCTCTTAAAGATGCTCCACGGATTGCTGTACATTTTGGATGTTACAATGACACGCCCGATACGGTTTACAAGTGCGTTCAGAAACTCATTCTGAAGCTGAGGATAATCCATCATGATCGCACCAATAGCTCTCACGCTGTCAAGACTGGGGTCAGCTTCGGGAATGTAATCTCTGTAGTTGGATGAAGCGTTGTTTCTGATTGCGTTAAGAATGTCCACGCTTGTTGCATTAAGTGTCTGTACAGTAGGTCTAGTAGGCATAAGTATTTTCTCCTTTCTTATTTAAACAAATCCTCATAGTCTACAGGTTTCTTTTCTTCTGTCTCATGATTTTCCTGTGGCATCCTTACAGAGCCACCACCAGAGAAAAACCTCTGTTTATATTTTGCTTTCCAAGACTCATCAAGGTCGTGATAACGCTGTTCCCAATCTACACCATCACCATTTACCCTCGCTTCTAAGTCATTGTAAGTGTCAGTCATATCTTCGATAAATCCAAGTGTTTCGTCAGATGTATCAGTACCTGCTATGTTCTGAATACGATTGAAAAAATCATCTCTGTTAAGTACGCTCATTTTCTCTCCTTTGTGTTAAAATGGTAGTCTTTTTAGCATCATCCATAAGGGCATCTTTTTGCGACCTGTTGGGGAAGGCCCAGGCCCGGGTGGTACGTCAGGGATAATAGGTGCGTCGGGGTCAGGCTCTACACCTTGAAATGTGTTGTACCAAAAACGTGCTTTCTCCTGTCTCCAAGCTAAGTTATCTCCGGGTACACCTTCTACATTTGCAAGGAATACTCTTGCTAAGTCCTCCGGTGATAATGTTGACACTTTATAGGCATCAAATGTTGTAATAGCGTGATCATTTACTCTCCAACCCCATATTATGTCAACTCTTCCAACAGAGGGTGCGTAAAAATTGGTATATTCCGGGTTATCAGCATTGTTCAGACAGAGTAGCTGAAAAGAACCGTCATACCAGTTCTTATTATATTTGTTTGAAACAGCCAACAGTGGGTTCGGGTCAACTGTTGAATAGACAGGGGCAAAACCGTTAGGTGCTGTCCACTGTATAAGTCCCAAACCAGACGGATGTGAATGTTCATCCCAATTTCCCTCACTACCAGTAGGAAGAGGATAACCACCTAACTCACCAATACCGGGGTTAAAACCACCAGACTCCCAGTCAAAAACACCCATAGCACCTGCAATCGCATTAAGTGTCCAACCATACTGCGAAAGAACAGAATATATTATAGTAGCATTGTTATAATAGTATTCGTTTGCGGGGTACAATGTATAGTTATCTCTGAAAGGCCCTGTTGAGAAACTATTTGACACTACTATTTTCCATGTTAATGCCATTTATTCACCACCATATTTTTCCATCAGTGCAACTAATTCGTTTACACAATTCTGTACCTTATTGTAGTCATAACCTTCTCGTTCCAGAGCAGTTTTCCTTTCGCTGTCCACCCCATATTTTCCTGCGATCACTTCAAACGCAACTGAAACGACAGGTGGTATTCTAAACATATAGGTTTCCATTTATACACCTTCCGTTTTCATAAGGTCACACAGTTTTGTCAATGCAATAGTGTTATTATTGATTGCCTGTGTGACTTCTGACATTTCCTGTTTGTGCTGTTCATTTAACTTTGCTACTTCATCCCTGTTCTGGTCAGTGGAATACTTAACGTACCACATCATAGCACCACAACATACGATAGGAAAACCAACAGTTGTTATTGCTGTCAGAATTGCCTGTATATCCATGCTGATACCCCCTTTCATTTATGATAAAGATATGACTTTCCAGAATTAGTATACTAAATAAGTTGTTTTTTGTCAAGTTGTATGATATAATATGAGATATAAGGCAGGTGAATAAATGGAAACACAGTATTATGATGGTACTAAACTCTTGTCAATGCTTGACATAAATGGGTTAAAACCAGAAATCTATATGTGTACCACTAATAGAACAGGTGGTAAGACAACTTATTTTGGAAGATTATGCGTAAACAGATTTCTCGATAAGGGTGAAAAGTTTGCACTTATTTACAGGTACAATTATGAACTGGACGATTGTGCTGATAAGTTCTTCAAGGATATAGGAAAACTCTTCTTTAAGGGTAAAACCATGACAAGCAAAAGAAGAGCATCTGGTATCTTTCATGAATTATTTCTTGACAGCGTTTCCTGTGGTTACGCTATCTCACTAAACAGTTGCGACCAGTTGAAGAAATACAGTCACCTGTTCAGTGATGTACAAAGAATGATATTTGATGAATTTCAGAGTGAAAGTAATCACTACTGTAACGACGAAATCAAAAAGTTCCTAAGTGTACACACAAGTATAGCAAGAGGAAACGGTGAACAGATAAGATATGTACCTGTTTATATGCTCTCAAACCCGGTAAGTATAATCAATCCGTATTACATAGAAATGGGAATTTCTGAAAGGCTGAGGGATGATACAAAGTTCCTCAAAGGTGATGGTTATGTTTTGGAACAGGGATTTATTCAAAGTGCTTCAGTTGCACAAAAAGAAAGTGGTTTTAATCGGGCTTTTGCTAGGAACAGTTATGTTGCTTATTCTGCTGAATGTGTTTATCTTAATGATAATAAAGCATTTATTGATAAGCCTTCTGGAAACAGTATGTATATAGGTACACTGAGGTACATGGGAAAGGATTATGGAATAAGGGAATTTCCAGAACTAGGCATAGTATATTGTGATGATAAAGCAGACAGCAGTTTCAAGTACAAAGTCACTGTCACTACAGAGGACCATCAAATTAACTATGTAATGCTTAAAAGAAATGATTTATTTATATCAAACCTGCGTTATATATTTGAGCATGGTGCTTTTCGTTTCAAAGACTTGAAATGTAAGGAAGCCGTGTTAAAAGCGTTAGCCTACTAAGGTATCTGCGTATGACTTCACATCTGGACAAACAGGGTTGCACAGTTGGAAGATACTGCCTGTTATAGTTTATCGGTGATGCAGACCGCTTATGTGTACCATACGTTATAGATATAAAAATACCCCACTGGTAACAATCATTGATTGCCCAGTGGGGTGTTTGTTTTTATCAGATTTTATCTATTGCCTGTGTAATTATGTTCTCTGCATAACTCCTGTTTATCAACAGAAAAACGCAGTAACTTGTGCCTGTTCCGGGTATATCCTTATTCGCTAAACATTCATCACAGTTTGAACAACAGTTGTGATAAGCATCAAGCACTTTCATTAACTCTTTATCGACTTCAATCATCATTTATCTCCTGTTGAACCAAATCCTTTTCTATCCGGGTTACCCAACTCATCCACAACTTCAAAGTCAACATAGTCGCTCTGTTTAATCAGTCTGAACTGACAGATGCGGTCGTTCTTGTGTATCCTTGTATGACGGAAAGCCAGAACAGGCAAACCCCACTCATCGTTGTCACCACAATATGACTCATCAATGATACCAATCGAATTAGTCTGAATGATACCCCATTTCTTGAACGTACTGGAACGTGGTGCAATAATAGCACTATAACCTCTGGGCAACTCCATAGCAACACCCAAAGGAACTACACAGCTTCCACCCGGCTCAAGTACAATATCCATACCTGCTCTAAGGTCAATCCAGTCACCTTCATCAAAGAACTCAATCGGTTTAATGTCACGCAAATATTTTACTCTTATGTTCAACATCTCATTTCTCCTGTTATCGTCATCATAAATGTCACAGTCAAATCTGCCAACCAGTGCAATACTGACTGGCAGAAGTAACAATAAAGCAATACAGCATACTGTTAGCAATATAATGGTTTCATCTGCACTCATACTAACTTAATATCCTCATAAGTGGTTCGTTCAATCAGAACTCTCAAATATTCGCTCATGATGTGACGTTGTTCTTTGAGCAGAGGAAGAGGACAATCATGCAGAGCATTTTCCGTTTCAATCTTGCGAATATATGTGCATAATTTCTGATAACGAATAAGAAGCTGTTTATACTCTCCTTTGAACCTCTCTTTGTAATCCTCTGACAGCATCAGCGGTACAGTTGATTCAAGTTCGGTGAACGCTCTAATCTCCACACATTCTGCACCAAGAAGTTCAAACACCAGTTTAATAAATTCTTCCATAACCTTACCTCATTTCATAAGTTGTTTCCACCAGTAGTGTACCACCCCTTATACGTTTGGGCATCAGTTTTCCGGGAACACAAAGACCTACTTTGAAATCCTCTAATGTCCTTTTTGTCTTAAGAAATTCTACAGCTTCTGGTGAGAAATTATCGGTTTCCTTTGGTTCATACCCCTGCATTGAAAGTTCAAACAGGTCTTTACATCTTTTTGGCATCCCTGCACATTTAATGTTGTAATACGGTTTCTCAATTTCCTGCAAATCTTCGTGAGTAACATGCTCGATATAGGTTTTCTGTCTGGGGAAAATGGCAACATCCCAATTACTTTCCAGTTTCCAGCAACAGAAATTCTTATCGTGTACTTCTATTCCGACTAATTCGGATGGTGCAAGGTCACAATGAATTGAGTCTGTATCGGCATATATGAAACCCGGTTCGTCTACACCGTGATAGTTCTTCTGAGCCGCTCTTATTGTGAAATTCCTTGCATAACTGGTGATAGCTGAACCTATAGGAATGTATCCGGGCTGTTTGTCGTTTTCTTCAACAGGCATAAATCCGATGGTTCTGTCATCTTTAACGTAAGCCAGTTTGAAAGAACTGTTCGTACTGCTTGCCAATTTACCATACAAATTATTTAGGAATAGCTTAGCCAACTCACGCATAGCACCTTTGCTTTCCAGTTTGATCTTTTTATATTTCTCTATGTAATCATCAAACAACCCCCTTACTGTACCAAAATAACAACCATCCAGTATCTCAAAATCAATGACATAATAGTGTTCCCGGAATAATATATAGTCTGTCATTGTTAAGACCAACTCAACTCTTGTATCGTGAATTTCACCGTCAAGACCTTTGTAAAATGCGCTGTATTTATTTGACTTTTTGTCGTACACGTCAGAACTTTCAAGTGCTTCTGTTCCTTTGTATAACCATGATCCTTTGATCTGAATAAATGGTAGCTTTCCGGGTTTTATGTAAAATCTTGTTTTTACTCTTACAAAATAGTACCTGTGTTTCTCTTGTGCTTCATCTGGAATGAAGTTACCAGACCAGAACTTTGGTTTGCCTATTGGATATTCGTTTCCAGACTCACTTGACATCATTGATGGGTAAAGAGAATTAACATCTGCTGTAGTACCGTTATGAAATAATTTGTTTTCCTTACCCTTTACAAGATAACACCATCCACCTTTGTAGCTGTGTCTTATGTATTCACCTACGCTGTCATATCTGTGCCGTTTCGGGTCGATATAAACATCGTACATATTTGGGAACATTCTTTCGTAGCTGTCTTTGGTTATGATTGATTTATATTCTGCAAGACAACAGCTACCAATAGTTATTTTGTTGTGACCTTCACCGAACATAAATTCAAGTGCTTCTTTCACAACTAAAACGTCATTAGCTATGTACTTCTGTTCTTCTGGAGTTATTTCACATCCTGCATACCTAAAGCCTTTGTACTCCATGTCTAGCTTTTTGTGTTTAGTTTTGAATGACTCACCTATTCTCTTTACGCTAAAAGGAAGTAACTTCAAGCTATCCCGGAACTCAATAATGTGATTATTCATTCTGATTATTATGTTGTACCACATACCTTTATCACTTATTGAATACTTGAAGGTGTTATTCTTCATATCCCGGTCTTTCAGCCATTTAACATCCGTTTCATCCTCTCCTATTTTCTCATAGGCTTGTGCCATTTGTAACTTAACTAGCAAATAGTCTAGCCAGAATGTTCCGTCAAACTTTAAGTTGTGATAGTAAACCACTACATTCTCATTCAGACCGACAAGATAATCGAATGTTTCTGCAATACTGTGAAATATTTTAACATCTTCAGTGAACAACTCAACGCAGGCACTTGCCCACACTTCTGTGTCCTTCTGTCCTTCATAAACAGTAGTTTCAAAGTCACCAACAAAATATCTGAATTTTTTGACTCTCAATATTCATCCATGTCGGTCATAGAGTCCATAACATCCCCCATTTGTTTTGCTTCTTCTGCTGATGGTTTTGTTCCTGTTATTATGTCGTATAATTGTACATATGCTTGATGTATCACTCCTGCTGTATCAGTGCCACTAATGGTGTAAACTATGGTTTCAGCTGCTGAGATTGCAGACTCCGGTGCATTTGCTAAACCCCTTAACACCGCATCTGCTCCGTATTTTCTGATTTCTCTGGTAAGCATTTTCTCTAACCCAAGCGCACCATTTGACGGAAATCCGCTTATCATGGATAGTATTCTATTGTAGATTATTTGCCCTTCTTCAATCTCTTCTGCTGTTTGCCTATCACGTTCATCCTGCGCTCTTCTTGCTTCTTCAAACTGTGCTTGTCTTGCTTCTTCAAAATCCCTTGCCTGTTTTGCGTCTAAATCTTCGATTTCTGTTTTAACCTTGTTTCGTGTATCTTGTGCTTTCCTTGCACTCTCTTGTCGCTCAAAGGTTCTATAGGCAGCACCAGACACTATTTCACCATCTATTTCAGCTGTGGCTTGTTCATACAGTTTTGCATATCTTCTACCCTGTAACTTAGATAACCCTTGATAGTTTGCGGTGGAAACCTTTTCCTTTAGAGCATCGTCAAATCTGTACCCTCTGTTCTCCATACGTCTAATCTGACGCTGTACAGTTTGACGCAATTTCTGCGTTTTTGTTGTGCGCTTTTTAGCCATTACAGATACCCCTTAAAATAAGAAAAAACCCCTCTGAAAGTTTTACCAATCAGAGGGATTGCAGTTAATCAATGTTTACGCTTACTCAATGGAGCAGGTGAGGAACTGTTTTCCCTTGTAGTTTTTCGACTCAACCCGATAAACCTTGACTCCCCATTCTTCATCTTCTCCTGCCATTTCATTGTAAATGTCCATGAAAGAAGTCCAGAAACTCTGCGAACCTGTGACATACTTTGCACCAGACTTGTCAACGAGGATGTAGTTTTCATAATCCACATTATCAGATTTCTCATTGTGGATTGCAAGTACCGCCCACATATCCGGGTAAATGATAACATCCTCAACCTGCGTTACTTCATCCAGTTTCAACGCAGATGTAGTATCTTTGAGCGCAATTCTCTGTTTAGCTGTCAGTTCGATAGAGGACTCTTTGATTGAAACACTATAACCTGTCATTTTTCATTCTCCTTTTCTCTGTTTTGTGTGAATTGTTTGTTACTCTTCATCCTGCTTCTTTGCATCCCGGGGCGGAAGCACCTTTGCGTACTTGATGAAGTCTACTTCCGTCATTCCGTAAAGAGTTTCTTTTACCTCAGAAGAGATAATAGAAACAGCCTTTACAGGTTCACCATCAAGCACCTTTTCCAGCGCTTTCATCATCTTCTGTTCGTCCTTGTAAGTACGGGGAAGAGTGATAGACTGTTCAAATGTCGTTCTGTCCTCAGTGTTCACACCAAGGAAAGTAACAACAGTAGTGGGGATGGTTCTTGTTACCTGCGGTACTCTAGCCATAGTTTTTTCTCCTTTCTTGTTGCGCTAGTTTACCAGTTACTTGCCACCTATGTTTGGCAAAGGTTTGGGCAGGAGTCGAACCTGCTTAGTGCAAATATGGGAGATTTTTGGAGTGCGCTGTTTTACCATATAAACTACCAAACCATAGGGGACTGACAGAATCTGCCAAACTGCCAGACCCCTTGAGAGGGTATCAAAATGCGGCTTTCGACCATATAAGTATATCATGCCTGCCTTGAAATGGCAAGGGAAAATCTGCTATTTCTGAAATTAGTACATAGTATCAGCAAATGATCCACAGCAAAATTAAGAATGTAAATATCTGCGATATTCCAAGGAATGACCAAAGGAACAGTTCCTCATCCTCATCTAGTTTTCGCATATCTTTTCAATCTCCTCTCTGACTTCTGAAAGATTGTCACAGCTACAATAAAATTCTGCGTTCAAGTAGATGTAGTATACACCTTTTTCCTGCACGACAATCAAATCTTTGAGCATTAGTATTTCACCCCCACAAGTACAGGATACTGATGGTTACCAAACCAATGAAAGTTCATCACTGTTTTGATATAACTGTTGATATACTCAATGTCATCATCAGTCATGTCTATCTGTTCACCATTTTTACTTTTGGTAACAACTATGTTTCCGACCAAAGCAGGGCGAAAATTCTCATCTATTGCTGAAACAATCGGATAGTCTTTCAGCCATCCTTCATCGTCTACATACAAGTCAAAGACTCTGTTTTCGTTTCCGATATGTCTTGTTGCAATATCGAAACAGTCTGCCTGCAACAAAGGATAGAAATCCGTAAACTTTACAGTATCAACAGTTTTAACTTCTTTGTTGACAACATCAATCAACAATGCTTTCATCTTTTTGTCCTCTCTTTCATTAAATCATCCGCACTATTACGGAAAAAAACCCACTGGCAGGACTTGCACCTGCCTGTATGCTGTTGTGGGCAATAAATCATTCTAAGCAAGGGTGATGATTTAATTTCACCATCTTTGACCCATACTTAAAACGGATTTGGTTCATACTGTTGTGTCCCTTCTGGTGGTGGTACTCATCCATAGTCCAGTACCACTTTTTGTGTCCTTTTGACCACCTACAGCCGAACTGTTTGAGTTGCTCTTTGTATGGATATGTGTTACCAGAAATCCATAACCATGAGCCACACAGTTCTACTTCAATTCCGGGAATAGTTGACAAGTTTCCGATGATTTCCATGAAATCCTCAGCGGTTTCAGCGGTTTCATGGTCTGCCTTGTAGGTTTTACCTTCTTTGTCAGTATGAATGTCCTTATACTTTGACCACCACAGTTTGAACTCTGAAATGATTTCCTTTAATTCGTTTCCAGAACCCCCATTATCCGGGTGATACTTCTTAGCAAGTTTACGATAAAGTTCTTTACCCTGTTCCGCTGTCTTGCAGTCTCTGAACCACTTATACGTCATTTTGTTTCCCTCTCTTTCATTTGATACCTTATTTTACCATGCAGGTTTGAACTTGTCAAGGTACATGGTATTGGTAAAACCATGAGCAGGAGTTGCACCTGCTCTTTCGCTCTGGCATGGCTGAATTTATGTTTATTTTTTGGCTAAATTCTCAATAGCTTTCAGTACCATTTCATACGCTTTTTTCTGTTCCTTCTCGGTTCCCCAATATTCGTCATCTGATTTTTCAGTGAACCAATAACTATCGTGTTCCTCGTCGGGTGCGTGAGATATGCAACAATCCCAGTGATATGCGTCAAGCACCTTTGTGTAAATTCTTCCCAATGCTTCAATGACATTTGCTTTTTCGTGAAGTTCCTGCGTCATCTTTTCAAACATTTTTCAATCCTCTCTTTAATTAAATCATCCGCACTATTGCGGTAAAACCACGAGCAGGAGTTGCACCTGCTCTTGTGCTCTGGCATGGTTAAAACTCGTTGAATAACTCTGTTACTGCCTGTTCCGTCATGGATCTGTAATATGTCCATCTGGAATAGTGCATGAATGATTTGTCAATTTGGCGTATCCTAAAGGATACTTTTTGAACATTCTGATTTCTCAAAACTGCTCTGGTATAGGCATAACAAGATTTCCATAGTTCCTTTATGGAAGTTGCTTCAAGTTTAAGTATTTGCACAGGGTTCCCGGCATAATCTCTTGCGCGCACAGTTGTCCAGTATGGCAAATACTTTTTCTGTTGTTTATACTCAGAAGTGAGAACATTTCCGTCATAAAACTGCACACAAATACCGTTTAACATTTTGCATCCTCTCTTTCATAATCTCGGCACTATTGCCGAAACCTCATGCAGGAGTTGAACCTGCACTTGCCACCGGGTGAGGTGTGCCGATTATCTCGGCGGTAAAACCTTTGCTAATCTTATAAAGTCATTTTCGGGCATACCATAAAGAACTTCCTTTGTTTCACCTACTTCATGTGTAACATATTTCATGTTATCGGGTGCAAGCTTCTGAATGACTTCAAGAAGCTTTTTCTCTGTCATGGTGTTTGCGTTGCACACTTTAACCTGTACTGACTCGACCTTAAGTGTTTCCATGTTTACCACCATAACATTGTAAGTTGTCTCTAAAACTGTTCTGGTAACAAGTCTCTCTCTTGCCATATTGAAAATCCTCTCTTTCAAATAATCTCGGCACTATTGCCGAAACCTCATGCAGGAGTTGAACCTGCACTTGCCACCGGGTGAGGTTTGCGGTTCTTTGTACGATACCGCCAAACGCTTTACAGTCATATGATCATTTTTGACTGACTCTTGCTATCCTGTAGGGTTTCATAACTCCCCGGGAGACTGTCTCGGCTCTCCCTACCGTGTCTTTCTTTCTCCGCTTTACTGAACCGAAAAGTCAGACACCTGAAAACGGTTCACACCTGTTATTGTAGGGTGTAGGACTCACCCGGTGCACACTCAGAAGTTGCACCTCTCTGTTGCTTTTGACTTATTTACGCATTACCACAAAACCACTTAAAAGGATATGCTACGAGACTTTTTAGAGGTGCTCTCGTCACCTAAACCCCCATGCAGGAGTTGAACCTGCACTTGCCACCGGGTGAGGTAATGAAAGAGAAAAAGAGGTTTGTCTGTTGTCAGTATGGCAATTTAGCCAGTAGCCTTTTCGCTCTCCGCCATTCTCTCCCCCACACATGAGCGGTTAAGGACTCACCCCACAAATGGGCAGGGTGATACCATAGGAACTATGTCATACTGTCAGTTCATTCAGTTTTCAAGGTGCTCTTAATAGACCCCGGGCGGGGCTATTCTTACTCAATTTTTCTTGCTAGGACTGGCATCCTGCTAGGTACCGGGGTGGTACCGGGTCCGGGG